TGTAGGAACTTTTACTTGAAGTCCTCTAATTTCATAAGCTCTTCTAGGTGGGGAAGAAAATTCTTTTGCTCCAAAGATTACAGCTCCATAAGCTGTATAAGGATAAGAAAGTTTATCCGTAATTATATTTTGAATTGATTGTACTTGAGTAGCATTGTACCAATATCTTCTTTCATTAAAACCATTAGTAGGAGTTACTTTTGCTATTTTAATTCTATATTTTGTAAAAGGTTGATATTTTGTAACATCCCAACTAAATGTTTGAACAAAAGCAGTTTTTGTTTTCTTACTTATTGTTCCTGAATTAAAGAATTTACCAGCATATCCTCCAAAATCATCTGCACTTCTTCCAGATTTAGGACTTCTTGCAGCTAACTGTGCGTCAGATTGTCCATATATAGTTTCAGTAACTGTGTCTGTAAAGTCTCCAATTACTGAATATTCAAATAAAATTTGGAACTCACAAAATCCTGCTTCTTCATGCCCATCTCCTGGTTTTTGCCCCAATAAACCACTTGGAAATTTTACAGTAACTTTTATAACATCTATTTCTCCTGCATTGGGCACATTCATTCCATCACTTGTAAAAGTTAATCTACTTGCATCAGGTTCTGATATTCTTGACCAGTTACTTACTCCATTGTTTAATACATAACCAGAAGGAAATATAGGAGAACCATTATATGTAATTGCATTAAAATCAGTAGTATTTAAAGTTTGTGATACATTGTGTGTTAAAGAATTAGTACCTACAGTTCTGGGGAGAGGTAAAAAACTTTGGTCTCTTGTTCCTGACCTAAAAGCAAATCCAGCGTCTTCATAATTCCATTTATTTGATGAAGTTGTAGAAGAAACTGTGGGTGTTGCTAATGTAGCTGATACATTTGAAGCATTTATTCCTACTGTTCCACTACCTACTAAGACTGCTGTATTTCCTGAAAAAGAAGCTATTTGTCTATTTAAATTCAAGCTTATATTTGCTCCAGATACTGAAGTGTTAATTGGAGGGTGGCAGCTGACAGAAGTTGCATTACTAAAACTAGATATATAACCGTAATAAATACTTCCATCAGGTCCTGCACCAGGAATTGTTATAGCGCTATTAATTTGAGAAGATGTAAAAAAAGAAGAACTTGCACTTATTAGTGTACTTCCTGCAGTTGCACTAATTATTCCAGTTCCTGCACCTCCAGCTCCTGTTATATAAATTGTATGAGTCCCTGTAGAAATGCTTCTGTTATTAAATATAGTATTTGTATTATCGGTTACTGTTCTTGTGCTTGCAACATAACTTACATCATTAGAGGTTTTTGCTCCATAACTTTGTTTTGTAGTAGGGTCTAATATAGGGACTCCATTTAAAAATACAGAAGAAGCATCTTCTACTAACCCATAAATTGGGCCTTCTGATAATACATCAACTACTACAGCACTTTGTTTTTCTGTAGAGGTTTTGATGTTAAAATTATTATAAATGCTTGAGTTTCCGCTATCTCCTATGTCTCCTAGGCCATCTTTTCGTATTATTCGTGTCATTATATCTCTCCCTTACTGAAGTTCCAATCAATTGAGACAGGTTTTTGTGCAGCTACGTTTGAAGGTGTAGTTTCTTCGGCTATCACAGATACTCCTGAATTTGGGGGAAATTGTCCGTCTGTAGCATAAGCTACACTTGTTCCTGATTTAAATGTAAAACCTGAAGAAGCTGTAGTTTCTCTGTCAGTAAAGCCGAAGGCTATTGGAGTTCCTCCTACCATTAATTGTCCATATGCCAAAGGTACTGGTACGCCTTGTTTTGTAGTATTTACTGGGCCATCAAATAAAAATGCGTCTCCTTGTTCTCCCGGTTTTTTAGGTGCCATATATTCTGCCATACCTGAATTAAGAAGGGCTGACCCTACCATACCTACTGCCATTAACTTAGCGAACTTAAGAACACCTGCAGCACCTTCAAAGTTACCTGTTGCCATAAGATACGCTGCTGTTACCATAAGAGCAAAACCTACTATAACTTTTAATAACTTATTTCCAGAACCTGCGGGAACTGGAGAAATAATTAAATCGTCTTCGCCTAAATTCATCTGTAAGTTATCATAATCAAGAAGCTCTTTACCTCTTTGAACTGTAAATTTTATTCCTTTTTCTGTACAATCCATTAAGTATTGTTTTAACTTTCCTTCTCTTTGGCAGTCAATACCGTGCATACATTCTGCTACAGTTGCTGCATTTAGTTTCCAGACCTCTCCAAAGAGTTCTCCCATTTTTCCATTTAAGTATATTGTTCTTGTCATTTTGGCTCTATTATTATATATTCCTTTTGTGGATATCCTACTATTAAATAAGGTATATTCACCGAGTTACAATTGTTCACATCATAAATGCTTGCTTTTAAATTTTTTTGATTGTAATGACTATGCACTACATATAATATTTTTGAAGTAAGTTGATATTGAACGAAAACTTTTGCGTCAATTTCAAAGTCATCTTTATCTTCTGAAATATTTTGACATAAAATCCATTTTTCTATGTCATTTTGTCGGACTACAAGTCCGCACATTTCCCTGGGGGCAGATTCTTTGGCTGCCTGATACATCTCGTTTAAGAATTTCATTAAGAGAATTTTTGAGAGCCTGGGAAACCTCCAAAAGGTAATACTACCTCTGTGCTTGGGTTTGCTTTTCCTGTTGAAGTTGCAGTTCCTATAGATATAGGGTCAAATCCATATCTCATTTTACAACCTGTCATAGTTTTGGAACAAACATCTCCTGGTTCCCAATAATCTCCAAATTCTGGAGTTTGTCCTATAGAGGTTTTCTTTGCTTTCCATAATTTTATTAAACCTCCAACAGTATATCTTACATAGTCATTGTATCTATCATCTGTATAAGCATAATAAGTTGTTGAAGCACTATAAGTATCCCACACTCTGATTCTTTTTACTAATACATTATTATCAGTTAAAGTTCCTGGAGAGTTACTTGTTTTAAAAGCTTGCCAATAATTTGGTACAGTAGTTGAATCTGCAGAAGTATCTATACTTCCATCTTTTTTTAATCTTCTCACTGTTCCGCCTAAAGTAGTATTTGTAGTGTAGTAGCTATTTTCTGTTATACTGCTTACTGTAGAAGAAAAAGTAATTGCCCCACTTTCTCCAGTTGCGGGAACTATATATTCATTATCTAAATTTACTAAAGATATGTATTCTGTTGCTCCATTAAGTGAAGACTTGTAAGCTGCTTTATATTTGCTTTCTCTGTTCCATGTACAAGCACCTACTTTTTCATACTCATTTAATGTATGGTCTGCTCCTTGATAAATCCAAGGGCAACCATTTGCTAAAACTTGTCTTTTTGGAATTATAATTCCTTGTAAATCAAAAGGAGTTGAACATTCAAAAGAAACCGTAGTTTTAGTAAGCGCAGATATTCTGTCAAATATATAAACTTGTCTAGGAAACTCTACTGCAGGATTAGAGTTTAAATATTTTTCAAGAGTTGTTCTTCTTGTTAAAGTTGCTCCCAATAAATTTTCATAATCTGTTATTGAACTTTTAAATATATCTGACACATTGGCAAAAGTTATTGTAGGTCGAGCACTTGTTGATGAAGGATCAGATTTAAATCCTTTGGCTTGCAAAGGAATTGCTGTATAAGTACGTAATGTTCCTCCATCATCTCTAAATTGCACAGAAGTTAGATTTTCTTGTACTCCCGAATGAAAATATAAAGTTGTGGAATCAAACTTAAGCTCAAACAACTCAATAAGTTGTGAACCTGGATCTTGCTTCTGTAAATCTTTAACAATAAGATCTGTCATGCTTCGTATACTCTCCTAAAATTTGCTGTTGCACTATAAAAATTATCATAGGCATATGTTTTTGTCCATTTATCACATACAACTTTATAAGTTGTTTCTCCACCACCCTGATTACTATCTGCAACTACATAATTAAAAGCAGTTACACCTTTTAAACTTACAAAAAAAGCAATTATATCATCTATTTCAGCTTTTGTTCTTGTTTTAAAACTTAAAGAAAAAGTTTGTTCTAAAGAATTTATTCCATTTGCTATTCTTTGCTCATATCCGTCGCCGAAAGAAGCCATAAGAACTCTTGGAGTTTCTGAAGAAGATAAACCTTTATCTGGAACTATTTGTCTGTTTCCATAAGATGCTGTTGTGCTAAATCCTATTGCCATAAATATTAAATTGGGCTAAGTAAGCCGCCTGGTCGTTGTTGTTCCGATATCTCTCTAGTTACTGCCATTTGAATTGCTTCGCCTAAAGCTGAAGATTCCTCTGCTGAAGTTTCTGTATCGCCTTCATTATTTACAGTAACATTTATAACTGAATTTACTGGTCCTTGTCCTTTTCCTGTAAGTTGTACTGGTATTTTATCTCCGTCTGGTAATGGTACAATTGCTTCTCTTCCATGCATGAGTACGTTATATCCTGACTGAGGGCCGTTTGCAATTCCGCCTGCTGCGTATCCTTTATTTCCAAAAGTTCCACCGTATCTGGCTCCCGTGGCCCCCGGAGGGAGTTCATAAGCCAGTCTACCTGTAGCACTAACATCTCCTGCGTAATTTGTTGATTGTCCTGCCTCTCCTCCTCCTCCTGGAACAAATAATCCTGACATCATTTGAATAATCTGACCTGCCATACGTACTGCAAGTATTCTTTGCATTTCTTGAATAACTACTACTGCTAACTGTTTGAAAGCATCTTTTGCTTTTGCGGAGCCGTCTATAATACTTTTGAACATATCATCTAAGCCATCTTGAAATGTATCATTTAATTGTCCTACAATTGTATTTGCTCTTGTATATTCTTTTTCTTGAGCTCTGGCTAAAGCTAATTTTTTCTCGGCAAGACTTAGTTGATATTCATCCTCGGCTGTCATTAGTTTATTTATAGATAACTCATTTACTTTTTCTTCTGCAAGTTGTGTAGCTATTGATAATTGTTCTTTTTTATATTCGACTTGTAATAGAGCTGATCTTGCGTCTTTTCTTTGACCTAGGGCTGCTTTTTTAGTATTTATATCTGCTCCTTCTAATCCTAATTTTCTTTGTGCATCTATTGTACTTTTTAAAGCCTCTCCAAATTTAGTAATAGCATTGGTCATTTCATCTAAAGTTGCGTCTCCTCTTTCTCCAAATAAAGTTTGATAAATTTTAGTAACAACATCTTCTTTGTTTGCTTCTGTCATTTTTATAGTATCTTGAAAACCTTTATAAGTACTTAATAGATCGTCTAAAGGACCTCTTTTACTTAGTTTTTGATACTGTTGATTAAAACCTGCAATAGTGTTATTTAATTGTTTAAATGCTGTATTTTGAGCACCTGCTTCTGTATCTATTATTTTTAATTTATCTGTTAAAGTTTGAGTATCTATAGTACCATCTTTGAATTGCTGAAATAAAGTTGCTACTTCAGGATTAATATTACCTAAATCTGTTCCAAAACCTACTAAGGTTTCTCTTAATTCTGATAATTGATCAGGTGTCATTTCCCCTGCTTTTTCAGCTCCTAATAAAACCGAAGCCTTTCCAGATATACTAGCACTTGCCATAGTTGCTACATTTGCTTCATATAACTGAGCCCCTGTTAAAGTTTTTCCAGATTTTTCTGCTATTCGAGCTCTTTCTTTCATCATCTCTTTGAACTCATCATGTGCTTCTGTAATTCTTTCTTTTGCTCCTTCAAATTGTTGAGCAATTATACTTCCAGGTCTTTGTTTTTCAGCTTCGTCTGCCATTCTACCTATCCATCCTGTACCATTTTCTAAATCACTTTCAATTTTTTCTGCGCCGCCTCTAATTTTATCAGAAAGTAGTCCTATTCCTTCGCCTATTTTGGGAAATAGTTTCATTACGAAAACTGCGAATTTATCGACTTGGTCTGCTATAAAATTAATAGCTTTTACAAAGAAAGCTGCTACTTTATCAAAATTTGCTTTAAGGGCGTTATATGCGTCTATTACTAAAGTAACCCAACCAAATATTGCGACTGCTTTAAAGGCAACATTAACTATTCTTGCTGTACTTTTTGCAACAAAAGCCATGCTTTTCATAGCTAACTTAAATGCTGCTGCTGTTAATTTAATCCCTCCTTTAATGCTATTAAATGTAAATGTCCAAGCTACTCTTGTTATTTTAGAACTTAACCGGGCTTCGTTTGTCATCTGTTGAAATGAAGCTTTAAAATTTCTTACTTTCTTAATATTTTCCCCTGCAAAAATACCTGTAGTTATTTTTCCATGCTTTCTATATTCATCTTCTGCAAGTTTTAAAGCTCTCTTTATACCTTGTACTTGTTGTCTATTTAATTTTTCTTGATTTTTTATTGCTTGCATACCAGAAGATTTTTGTGCTGCTTTAGAATCAAATCCTTTTACTGCTTTAGAAGCTTTTTGTACCCCTGTGCCTGAAGTAGCTTTTTTGAAATCTTCTCTAACTCCTGAAAAAGAAGTCCCTAAACCACTTCCAAGTCTGCCTATTAAACTACTGTTTATCTTTTCGTTTAGTTGGTCAAATGCGGGGAATACTGAAGAGGTAAGAGTTGTAACAAATATAGCTAAAGCAGCTACTGCTGAGCCTATATTGTTTGTAAAGAAATTAGCGAGTGCTTCTGCTACAGGAGTTATAAAAGCCATTGCTTCATCTTTTAAGTCTATAAAAGTTGTGATTAATTTATTATAAGCATTTATATCTACAGCTTCTCCAACTGCTCCATATTTTTCTTCTGCTTGTGTAAGTACTTCATTTAATACTGCTTGTGATTTTTCAAAGGTTGTTAAATCTTTAGCAGATTTTCTCATTGCAGTTGCATACTTTTTAGTTGCAGGCTCTAATCTTAATATAATACCTAATTCATCTAATAATTCTGGTTCTGCTTTTGTGACACCTCTTACAAGACGATTAAAAGAATCTTCAAAGTCCCTACCTAAAGCTGTAGAAGCACCTCTTGCAGCCTTTGCAATTGCTCCCATTTGATCTTCATTAAAACCGGCTGCTAACATAATTTGTGAAGCTTGGGCTGCTTCTCTAAAAGCTACCTGATATCCTGTGGCTTCTTGTAAATTTCTTGCAAGACTTTTTACCATAACTCCTGAATTAGCTGCAAAAGATTTCATACCTTCATTTAAAACACGAAAATCAGCAGCTTGTTGAAGCCCTCTAAATAAAGCTCCCAAAGCAAATAATTGAGCTGCAAGAGTAGCATAAGCAGGAACTAAACCGCCTGATACTCCTTGAGCCATCTTTGAAAAGTTTTTAGTAGTACTAGAAGAAGCTTGGGCAGCACCTTTTAATCTACGGTCAGCTGTATGTGCAGCATCACCAGTATCTTTTAAAGCCTTGCCTGCTTTTTTAGATTTTTTTTCTACTTTATCAAGAGACTTATCGTCTGATATTGTAAAAGTTAACTTTCCTAATTTAATTGTTTTCATTTATTAGCGTTTCAAATTCGCCGAATTAATTCCGGGACCTTTAGCCTTTCTTTCTGAGGCTTGTCTTTTTCTCTGTATTTTTTTATTTATTTTTTCACTATTTTTAGCTTCTATGTTTTTTATCCAAAAAATAGTGTTTTTTCTATCTTCTACTTCCCAAGTATCAAGTAAGGTTCCTAAAGACGACATATCTTTACCAAAATAAGATCCGCTCATTCCATCCCATCTATCTGGTAATAAGTCATGCAATAAAAAAGCCACCTGAACTTCGAAGGGATATTCCTCCATAGTTGGTGGCATTTCTTCCGGGTCAGGCTCTATACCTTTTTGTTCACATATATCTAAATATGTGTCCAGAGGTAACTGCCCTTCCTTATATTGTTTTTCTAATAAACCAAGTATCTGTTTTACTTGGTCTTCGTAAAATTTTCTAATTCACCCGTTACTTCTGTAACCCAAGTGTCAAAATCTGCTGCATTTTTCATGAGAGTTTCTGCATTTTCTTGGTTATGTTCCAGAGTATCTTCAGGATTTAAGCCACTGATATCCACCAATAGAAGCTCTTCTAAGTAAGCATATTTTAAGCCTTTCCATCCTTTGATTACTGCTTTTACATATTCGATTAAAAATTTATCTTCATCTAATTGCTCATCGAACGCTCTTGTTTTTCTATTAAACTTTTGAGATAAGCAACGATTTCTTAATTTGATTAATTCTTCTCTTGCGAGATAGCATAAATCTACAGTAAACCCTTTCATTCCTGGATAGTCTACGGTTACTGTTTTACTTGGAGTTAATAAACTCGATAGTGATACTGGTTGTTTTTGTTCTGTCATTATTTTTTCCTATAAAAGAGGGAGGGAATGACCCCTCCCTGTTAATTTAATTATTAAGTTACTGTCGGTCCTACAAACTCCATTGTAATTTCGTCTGTTGCATCAACTGAAGTTGGTAAAGCATGGAAATTAGTTTCCAAACTTACTATATCATCAATTGAATGTGTAGGTACTTCTAAGTGACAAGTTGGTAGAGTCATAGTAACTCTTGGGTTGTTTCCAGTTCCGCCAACTACAAATACTAAGTTGAAGTCATTTGTAATTACTGAAGTTGATTCAATAATATCTTCAAATAAGTCTGCACTTGAGTTTCCACTTGATGGAGTATTTAAGTAACAAGTAAAGTTACCTGATACATTTCTTGTTCCTGTTACGTGACCTAAAGGCTGATTAACAATACCTAAAGTTTCAGGAGTTAAGAAAGTTATATTATTTGAAATAGTAACATTACCGCCTGTTAGTGTTAAATCATATGTAGTTTGAATATCACCTTCTGCTGTTGCAGTAACAGCTAAATCTGTTAATCTATTTCTAATAAAGTTATTTGTATCAGTTGCTGCTGTTCCTTCATAAATTGTTGCTGTTGGCATTGAAGATGCTTCGGTAATAATCTGACCAAAACCAGACCAGTTTGCTGTAGCAATTCCATCAATATCAAAATCAATTGAAACTTCATTTACTACACAGTCTGCAATTTGATAAATAGTAGGATTTGATTTTCCACTACCCATCTCAAATGTAAGTGTAAAAGTATCTAAAGTTGTTTTATTAGAATTTGTAAAAACTAAGTCTGCTCCAGCATTATCTGGTGCAGAAAAACCTGCTCCTGATTGGCCAACTGCTGCTGAACCTGCTAAAGCATTCCATAGAGCTTCTTCAACTACATGTGAAAAAGCTGAACTATGTTCGCCGCCAGATCCGCTGCCGCCAGAGGTAAAAGGTCTAATATATGTTGAAAAAGACCATTCTGCTGGTGCATAAGAATCCGTGAACATTTGTCTTGCTCTTCTACTTACACCCGCTGCTGTAGCCATTTCATTAAGAGTTACC